CGTCAAATGGAAATTCCGGCGGCGTATCGTTTCCACCCATTGTTACAGCTGACTCAAGAACGAATGCGAATTTGAAATAGTTATTGCTGGCTGTAACAGAGTCTATCAAACTTGACAGGTTTCCCATTTTTGTAGGAGACATGTTAATTTCGAGACGTTTCTTTTGATTTGCTCTGTATAATTTTATTGTTGATAATCCGAGAGTGCTGGTGTATCTGTTCTGCAGATCTGTTGGGCCAAATCTTGAGAAGATGCTTGTTTTCCAAGCAGCATCATTGCCTGTTGTTTGTAAATTCAGTACGGGAGTTCCCCAATCTGTGATAAAAGTTAATTCGATTATTTTCTGTTCTATGATTTCTCCGATTTCTCCGTTGTCTATAAGTCTCTGTATTTCATCTTTAATAGCCTGGTCAATATCTAATGTCTCAACAAAATCTATTAACATGTCCTCGACAGCTTTCATTCTCGCTTCAACGCTATCCATTCTGAACAGAGTCCACTTCATGCGGCTAATCAGCCAGCTAAGGTCTGTCTCGTAGGTGTGCGTATGCGGAAACTCATTGAAGAAACCGCCTCCAAATCCGAAGCCTCTTGCGTCTGCCCAGTTGAGAAACTGTGTGTTCCAGTCAGGTACATTTTCCTTGAGATAGTTCTTGAACTCGTTCCACTTTTCTTCAAAAGTAGCCATTGTTCCTCCTTTCCAGTCGTACCAGTACGACTATTACGGGTTCTTCTCGTTGTAAGGGTTAAACGTAAATGTTTTCCATGCTTTCTGTAAATCCTTGCCCATCACTCCACCAACATCAGCGCTCGTAACGACGATTGCGCTTGTCTTAGGGTTAAAGACAAAGACGCTACCCTCGATATACAGCGTGTGGTTAGCATTATTATGATTAAACTGGTTTAACGTGATGCGTGCCACACCGCCAACGTTCGTATTAAATGTCTGAAGCCACGCAGTTGAGTAATAGTCGGGGTTGAAATCGTTTTCAACTTGTATCGTGCAGGCAACAGGTACTTTAGTAGTTGCTCCTGCTGCAATCGAAATCCCCTGCGAACTGTACTGCGGGTGTTTAGCATACGTTGCATGGAACGGCACATACATCGACCTAAAGATCATGTCGCCGGCATACTGCATAAATCTGGCGTGTTCTGCCTCCTGGAACTTGATGAAGTCGTTTAAGTCATTCTCGATATTACGAAGCCTAAACAGGTCAATAATACGAGGATGCTTACGGCTACTAAACAGAGTGTAAGGCAGCTTATAATTTTTATTTGTTGCAGCCATATAATTACCTCTCTTTCTTCATACATACACACCTACCATTAAGTCGTTGGAGAACTTTCTTGTAATCCAGTCGTACAGATTGATGCCGTCGAGAACATCGTATTCCTCGAAGAACATCTTCTGGTACGTTGTCAGCCCGAGATTACCATAAATATGATTGTGCTCCGCTGTCGTGGTATCATTCTGGTCGCGTTCAGTTCCGACAGTGTTCCTATCCTCATGGGTGTTATGAGTTTCCACTTCAGTGGTCTGTTCACCAGTTGTGGTGTCAACCGTCTTACCAAACGACTCTGTGTCGCTTCGCTGGTTGCTTCCTGTTTTGGTGCTTTCTCCTGTCTCATTTACAGTACCTTCCTCTCTAACGGTGCCGGTTTTCGTTTCCGTTTCAGTACCGTTTAACTGGCGCGTTTTGTTTTCGGTTACTTTTTCAGTGTCCTGCCATGTGTCTGTATTAAAGGCTGTTACTGCTTTAACTGTAGTTCCATTAGTATTTTCAGTTTCGCTTGTTGTGGTATTAGTCTGTAAATTGTCAGTGGTAGTCTTGTCACTATCGGTTGCAAGGTTTCTGCCATGAACCTCTCCGAAGGTGTCAGTCCGTGAAAATGTGTCGGCACCGCCAAATTGCTCATTAACAGACTTGTCTCTATCTCTTGTGGTAGTGACGTCTCCAGTCTTATTAGTGTCTCGCTCTTCGTTTGTTGTCTTCGTTCCATCAAAGTTCTTTGATCCACTCAGCTCCTCCCATTTGTTATAGTTCCATAACGGCTCATATTCCTGCCTAATGAGATTTACGAGTTTTGTAATGTTCCATTCATGTGCTGCAAACCAGACGTGTACATGGCTTTTGAATACGTCATAGTCGGGATACAGAGTTTCCTGCATACCACAGTTCAACATAATGTTGCTGACCAATACCTGTTGGTTCACTTCAGGAGGGATAATGATGCCTTCAAACAATCTATTATCCCATTGCATTAGGTCACTTAGAGTTGTCCCTCGGCGCATCTTTACCTCCTTCCTGGTCGTACTGGTACGACTCTTCAGTATGGACGCTTTCTCCACGGAACTTCTTTCTGACAAATTCGATGTTTAAGCCGTACATCTTGTTCGCCTTTTCGAGGTTCCTGTTTACAGTTTCGAGCCAGTGTTCTGCAGACGCTTCCACTTCAGCATTGTTGGATGTAACTTCATCGACGATCAGTCTCTCACGTTTGTCTGTGTTTGCGTTCTCAATACCGATAGAGTTGAGGAACTGGTCTATGATTTTCCTTTGCACGTCCTGTACAGTATCTGCAACAAAATTGTTCTTGACATGGTTGTAGTAAATGTCGTTCTTGTTCACCTGCTGTTTCCGTACGAAAACGGCGGGTTCACCGGCAGTTATCATGTCGTACATTTTCTGCATGGTCGCAGCTTCTGCCTTTGTCTCCGCAAATCCAATGAACGCGACTTTAGAGTTCATAAGATTTACAGCAATAGAGCTATCTGCCATGGCGAGCATTACTGCGTGGCGAGTTACAAGGCGATCAATTCCGGTGTAGTTATACTGCAAATGTATAAGTTCACAGTCTACGCCGATTGTCCTTGTAAAAGAGCCGAGTACATGGTTTGCCACGTTAATCTTTGACGGTCTGTGGAAAACATTGTGTCCCCAAATTCCGCAAATCAAAGGAAGCACTCCCATTTCGGTGTCTGTAATCGCGAACATTCCGTACTGGAATAGGCTTGTAAGCATGTAGCCTTTGTCCCATCCATCTTCGATGTTCTCGAAATCAAAAACTCCGAATACTAAGCGGTAGAGATAGTCGCGCCAGAACATCACTGACGAGTTGAATACTCCGTCTTCCTCTTTGGGCGACTTCCCGAAGAACTCGCGTTGGAGTTCTTTCATCTGTTTGTCGCTCATTGAGCTTTTGTAATCGTTTAGCATTTTAGCTCCTCCTCAGTCGTACTGGTACGACTATTAAATGAATACTCCTTCGTAGTTAAGCATATCTTCTACTTCTTTTTGCTCCGGTAAAGTCATGTATCCACTGTTCTGTAATCTGAAATTTCTTGTCTTAGTGTATCCAGACAGTGCCGATAACTGGTGTATTGAGTAACAAGGTCTACCTCTAAGCGAAGCAATAAGCGCAGGATCAATAGATTGGCTCATAGTTTCACATGATAGAACAACCTGGTTGCCGAGATACTGGCTCACATTGCCGCTATATGCCCCGACAACTGATGCTGTTTTCTGATTAAGGGCTTGTACCGTGTTAGCGGCTCCTGCAACGGTTGCGGCTCCTGCGCCAACAGCCATCGGGACAGAACCTATCGCAGCCGTTGCAACTGTTGTAATTCCAGCAACTCCCATTGAAATGGCGTGTCCGAAGGCTTTATCTAAGTTGTTGTGATACGCGCCTAATGGCAAGTGTACGTCTGCATTTCCTCCGTATGTCGCAATAGGCATAAGCGATCCATTTACAAAGGCTTTAATAACGTAGCAGTAATCTCCGCTGAATACGTCGTAAATGAATGATACTGATAGCTGTGACGCTCCTGCAAGCTGTACCGAATCTATCGAAACAATTCCATAAAACGGTAGAGTTAAAGTGTAGGACGTCTGTGTTACATCTCGATAATCGCCAAATGGTTTGGGAATATCCAATAGTGCAAATTTATCCATTCTCGACGTTTTAAGAGGTTACCCAGGAACTTCTGTATCGTTATCTCCCACAACTACATTATACGGAGAACCTTGGTCTGCTAAATCGCTTATTGAAAACGGTGAATATCTCATGCTTATTAAAGCAGATGAAACGTCTGAAAATTTCTGCTTAAACATTTCGAGATTTCCGCCGAGCATTAAGCGATATTTAAGCCCTACAACTCCGCTTGCCGTCATAGCATATGTTGTTGCTACAGCAGACATTACAGTTCCAGCAAGTCCTCTTGATAAACAACTGAATAAGTAAGTGCCTTGATATTGTCCAGTGTTGAAGAATTGGTGCTCTCCGACAACCGCAGTCCTTCCCGATATTTGTACTTCAGTAGGAACTTCTGTATCAATCAGATATTTGTTAAAATGTGAAGCGCTTCTCTCAACAAAGGCAACCTGTCCTAAAATTTGGTCTTTCCAAGTTGCTAAAAGGTCTATTTTACACTCTATCCACCAACGGTTCTCATGGTCGTGTACAATGTCGGTAATCCAGTAATAGATCTTTTCCGGTCTATAAACGTGTCCTCCTCCTATTGTCGAGTCGAAATTTGATAATACGCAATAGTTTACTTCCGGATAGTTTGCTGCTGAAACGAAAAACTTTGGATTAGACATTGATATATTATCGTCTTTGAAATATACGGGGTCCATCACAGCATGTACAGGGTGTGAAGTGTCTAATCCGGGTCGTATGAAAGAATTTACTCTTTTAGCTGTTGAGTATAAATCAAGTCTCATAATACCTCCTCAGTTTGGGGAGTCGCACTGGTACGACTCCCCACGATCATGAAAGAGAGTTAATTGAGAGTGAATGCGCAGAAGTTCTCCTGCAAGTCGTTGAACCATAGCTGGCGCTCGTGGTAGAACGTGTTGTAGTAGAGACCTGCCGCGTTGATAGGCGTGGTCGCAACGCGCTCGTCCTTCTTATAGATGCCCAAGGCATCGCGGTCGTAGACTACACCGATGACGTTGTTGATAGTCTTGTTGGTGTTGTCTGAAGCGCGCTTAATCTGCACTTTGCTCTCATTGCCTTCCTTAAAGTTCTGCCAGTAGCTGATGGTGTCCCACTTGCCGCCAACAGAAACGTAGCGGTCGTGGTAAGCAGCGTACTGCGTGACTGTCTGTGCTCTGGTGTCGAAGTCAGACAACAGGCGAATGACGCGCTTATCCGTAGGAGTGAAACGAGGCTTGGAGCCATCGTTATATCTCACGGACAGTTCGCCAATCATCTTAGCATGATGGTTAATCCTGCCAATAGCATAGTTCAGGAACAGGTCGGAGTGCATCGCGCTCGTTGCGTTCAGAGCGTCTGTACCTGTAAGACCAACTTCCGTATTGAATATGGTAACGAGATTGAAAACGTGCGGTGTCTCAGCAATGAAGTTGCTCAGACATGTTCTGCCGAGCTGCTCCAAACCGAACTCGATAGCATTCTTGGTCTCACCGAAAACAGCAGCGATAAAGCCCGCCATCTTAGCGGAGTCGGTAAACGCTTCCTTGAGATGTGCGTCCTGGATCGTGACCTTGAACATATACGGAGTTCTGGTGTAGAAGAACTTCTGTTTTGCTTCCGGCTTGTTGATCTTATAATGGTCGATTGTCTGACCGTCCGTAAGCGTCCAAGAAGGATCTTCTTCTGCTTCAGGCATCATGACGGAGATTTTCTGCACAATCGCGCCGTACTCGAAATCGTCCATCACCATGTCGCCAAGCTTATTCCGATACTCACGGAACGCAATGATCGTGCGACCGATGCGCTGTACCAGTGTGTTCAAGAAAGCTTCCGTATTAGCGCTCGAGGACAACACCATATTGCCTAACGAGACAAGAGAAGCGCCGTCAACGACGATCTGATTTGTTGCACCAAGAGCCTGCTGCGTAACATCATTCAACAGACCATAAATCTGAGTTGTATTCATATTGCCTCCTTATTCTTTTCTGCCGAACATTTCGTGGAGAGACTCCTCGATACCGACAGAAGCGTTTACATTTGCAACTTGTCGCCCTAACGTGAAGTTGAGTTCCTTGGTCTTTTTAAGTTCCTCAGCCTGTGTAGAAAGTTTTGCATTAACTTCCTCAAGCTCCTTTTTAAGAGAGCTGACTTCGGCTTCGTGGTCGGTCGTACTGGTACGACTGGCTTCCTCGGCGTCCTTTTTGATCTTTTCGATCAGTTCGTCACGCTCATTCAACTTCTTAATGGCATCTTCCAACGTTAAGTCCTCGTACATCACTTGCCTCCTATCTTCGCGTACTTCTTAAATTGTTCAACAGTTCCATAGAAAATGTCACGGTCCACAGGCTTAGAAGTATACTGCCAGATCGCTGCAAACTTCCATGGTGTGACATCGCCGTACCCGAGCAGTTTGTTTCTGTAACGAGCTATCCACAAACCATTTCCATTGGCTTGTACTTTCGGAAAGCGTTTTACTACCGCCTGGGAACAGTATAAGAGAGGTTTCACTCCAGTAATCTGTTCTACGCGTGTAAGCCATCTTAATGCCCAATCATCAGGCGAAGAGATGGATAATGCTTTTGCTTCGTAGTCCAGTACGAGTATTGACTTGCCAATCGCGTATGGAGGCAAGTTCTTGCAGAACCATTCGGCTTCAACGATAGCGTCGTTTTTCTCCGCTCTTGCGAAGTGGTAGAATCCTGTCTGCGCTCCTCTCATTAGTGCCTTTGAGTAATGTAAACTGGTGTCGGGGTCTACAAAAGTTTTACCTTCTGTGAGTTTCATGATGACAAATTGCGGATCAAAGTCATCAATCACAGTTACGGGGTTCCAATGAGAAACGTCAATTCCTTCAATTTTCTTCCCCATCATTCCTCCTATCCAGCATCTTGATGATGCTTTCCAGTCGTACCAGTACGACTGTATTCTGTTCAATGGTGTTTCTTAAGGAGTCAATCTCCTCTTTGTGCGCCTTCTGCATATTCTGAACAAGAATATACAGAGCGATGCAGGCTGCAATGGGAAAGCCCACGTTACTGATAAAAGTTGTTACCATTCCAATATCCATACTTTCTCCTTCCTCAGTCGTATCAGTACGACTGTCAACATAGTTTGAGGGAGAGGAACTTATGCGATATGCGGTCGCATGTCCGCCCGCTCAGGGCTGCATTTGGACGTCCCTCAACCCTCAATACTATTATAGCAAAATTGACCGGATAAGTCAATTTTTGCCGAATGCAATACGAAACTCAAGTTCACTCTCGTAACTATCAAACCATATCTCTCCCATCATGTAATCAGTCCATAAGAAGCCGTAGGCTTTTCGGAAACGCTCGCGTTCGATCTCACCCGAGTCGAATACTCGTTGAAATGTTCCGGAAGCGTGCTTGGTTACATAGACCCGCCTGTTTGCTTTGTGTAAGTATATGCAGATTTCACCAACTTTTACTTTTGGCGTGTACTCAATGAGAGGTTGCGGTTTAATATTGCCTTTTTCTTCAAATGCAAAGTCGTTGGAAATTGCCATATCATAGAACTCGGAACCTTGCGTCAATTTATAAAGCGCTGTCTTACTCTTTATTACAGATATTGGCGACTTCTGTAATTGTATCACAAGTATTCCACGATCTTCGTCTGTCCAGTATGAATGGTTTTTCTTCCCCATCTTGTCAACGACGTCCATGATTTTCAAATGTCGATATATGTCGTTATCAAGAGACATTGCATTTGATAAGCATAAGGCTTGTAATGGTTTGGAGCCGTTTATTTCTCTGTTA